TTATAAGCGCGTGTGATTTGAGCCTGAGCTTGTCCGGCTGCTTAACGATGCCCAGCGTGGAGATCCCGGCCAATCTGATGGTGAAGTGTCCGGACCAACTCCCTGAGCTGAGAGACGGGCAGGCCGATACTGCAGCCACCGTTATCACAGAGACCGCCAGCATCTACCACAACTGTGCCACCAGACAGCGTGGCCTGGTTGATGCAGTCAACGAGGCATACCAGTGAACGAACAGCAGCTCGCCGAACTCATTGAGGCTATCCGCCAGCAGACAGACGCCATCAATCGCCTGGCCAGCAGCAATGCCGCACTGGTTCAGGCCATGGCTGAGGCCGAAGGGATGGATGACGAGGATAGGCAGCCGCCCACTTACCTCGACGGCAGCACCCTCGACTGATGCCACAGCGTACCGCCAAGCCCTGCCGGGACAAGCTGTGCCGGATGACCACCAGGGAGAAGCACGGCTACTGCGAGGCTCACGCTGACCAGGCGAAGAGCTGGACACGAGGTCGGGCAGGCAGAGGCAGAGGTGGTAGGCCATGGCGCCGGCTGCGAGACCAGGTGCTTGAGCGTGATCGGTACCTTTGTCAGCCATGCAAGCGAGAGCGGAAAGCGACCCCAGCGACTGAGGTTGACCACATCGTCCCAGAGGCTGAGGGAGGCGCCACAGTTGCCGGCAACCTTGAGGCCACCTGCCACCCGTGCCACCAGGCCAAGACCCAGCGGGAGGCCTTGAGGGCGCGAGCGCGAGGCGACTGGCGACCCGGGGGTGGGTAAATCTCTACAGCCTTGCCCAGCGGACACCGCGCCCTCAATCGTTTTTTTTTGCGTGAGAAATAACGAAACTTTTTCCGGAGGTCCTGGTTGAACAACAACGCTCCAGTTCGCGCCTCCGGCGGAGGCCGAAAACGGAAGTCGGTTGGCACTCAGAAAAGCTCGATCACCCGGATCAATCCTCCCGAAGAATTGATGGGCGATGCGGCCCGGAGAATCTGGAAACAACAATCGAAGGTGCTGATCGATCGCGGCACGTTCGAAGTCGAAGACGCCCCACTGCTTCAAGCCTACTGCAACGCCTGGCAACTGATGCTGGATGCCGAGATCCGGATTGCCAACGAGGGATTAACGCTTCCGACCGCTGATGGCAGCGAGAAGATGCACCCGGTTGTGAACGTCCGCGACAAGTCAGTGCAGCAGCTTTCGAGGCTCGGCTCACTGCTCGGGCTGGATCCGCTCACCCGGATGAGAATGCTCGGCGGTGGCGGAGCAAATGACGACGGCAAAAACGAGGGCAACGAATTCGACGAGTTCTAACCTATGAGCGCCTACCCCAATGTGAACGCGGCGCAGAAGTACGCCCGCGATGTGGTAGGTGGCCGGATCGTCGCCTGCAGCTACGTGAAGGCAGCTTGTGCCCGACACCTGAATGACCTGAAGGCAGCGAAAGCCAAAAGTTACCCATACCGGTTCGACCGGGACCTGGCGGAAAGAGCCTGCAGGTTTGTCCAGCTCCTCCCCCACACCAAAGGGGAATGGGCCAGAGGTAACCAGCGGATTGTTCTTGAGCCCTGGCAACTGTTCAGTTTCTCGATGGTGTTCGGCTGGATCCGGAAGAAGGACAAGCTCCGCCGGTTCAGGGAAGTCTACGAAGAGGTCCCCAGGAAGAACGGCAAGTCAATCAAGGTGGCCGGCGCCGGGTTGTACGCCTTCTGCGCAGATAAAGAATATGGCGCCGAGGTCTACTGCGGTGCTACCAGTGAGAAACAGGCCTGGGAGGTGTTCCGCCCTGCCCTGAAGATGGCGCGGAAACTACCAAACCTGCGCAACCGGTTTGGCATCGTGCCCTGGGCAAAGAAGCTGGAACGGGGCGATGGAAGCGTCTTCGAACCGGTGATCGGTGATCCCGGTGACGGCTCCAGCCCCTCGATGTCCATCATCGACGAGTATCACGAACATCCTGACTCGCGCCTTTACGACACGATGATTACTGGCATGGGCGCCCGATCGCAGCCGTTGCTGTGGGTGATAACCACCGCCGGTTTTGATATCGCCGGGCCCTGCTATGAAATGCGGGAACGCGCCATCGAGATGCTGGAAGGCACCAGCCAGGATGACGAGCTGTTCGCCATCATCTACACGATCGATGCGAAAGACGATTGGAAAACCGACGAGGCCATTCTAAAGGCCAATCCAAACGCCGGCGTTTCGGTAAAGCTCGACTACCTCAAGAGCCAGAGGGACAAGGCGGTTGCCCGGGCGCGACTGGCGAACAAGTACAAAACCAAGCACCTCAATGTCTGGGTCTCCTCGAAAGAGGAGTACTTCAACATGGAGGACTGGAAGAAGTGTGAAGACCAGTCACTGACCATCGACCAGTTCCGCGGCGAAGACTGCATCCTGGCATTCGACCTGGCCCGTAAGCTGGACATGAACAGCATGGCCCGGCTATTCAGCCGCCAGGTAGATGGTAAGACTCATTACTACTGCGTCGGGCCGAAATTCTGGGTGCCGGAAGACACCGCCTTCGACAATGAAGACCGCCGGCTCGGCGAGCGGTACCAGGGTTGGATTGAATCCAAGCACCTGGACGCCACCGATGGCAGCGAGGTGGACTACCGGGAAATCCTGGAATGCGCCAAGGAAGCCAACTTGGAGACGCCGGCTCAGGAGTCACCGATTGACCCGCACGGCGCCGCGAACCTCTCGCACCAGCTGGACGACGAAGGCCTGAACCCGATCACCATGGTTCAGAACTACACCAACATGTCGGACGGCATGAAGGAATTGGAGGCCGCGATCGTCTCCGGCCGGTTCCATCATGACGGCAATCCGATCATGACCTGGTGTGTTGGCAACGTGGTTGGCAAGTACCTGCCCGGTAATGACGACGTGGTCCGCCCCATCAAGCAAGGCGATCACAACAAGATCGACGGCGCGGTGGCTCTCATCATGGCCGTAGGCCGCGCACTGGCGAACGCCCAAGTAGGCGAAAGCGTACTGGATACCCTTTCTGACGACGACATCCTGGTGATGTAAATGCGCACTTATCTGATCGACACCCTGGGCCTTGCCGGTTTCGGGGCGATGACCTATGGCCTGTATCTCAGATTCGGCCTGGCTGATGCCCTTATCGCTGCTGGCGGACTGATGTTCGTTATGGCCCTGGCAGCTGCCCGCGCCTCCAAGCGCAAAGCTGGCGGAGGTAAGAAGTAATGCTTGAGTCCCTGTTCGCCCCGGAATCCCGGTCACTTGAGGATCCGAATACACCGCTGACCGGCCAGAACCTGGCGGAGTACTTCGATACCAACATCGGTATCCAGGTGGACAACCAGTCCGCTCTGACTCTATCGGCGGTCTACTCCTGCATTTACGTCCTGTCCTCATCGATCGGCCAGCTGCCACTTCACGTGATGCGGAAAAAGGGCGACAACATCGAGGCGGCCAAGGATCACCCGGCTTACTGGCTGCTTCACGACGAGCCCAACGAGTGGCAGACCAGCTACAAGTGGCGGGAAACCAAACAGGGCCACGTTCTTGGTTGGGGCAATGGCTACACGCAAACCGTGCGCAGTCCGAGCGGGGAGCTTCGAGAATTGGTCACCCGGCGGCCCTGGGAAACCCAGCTGGTCAAAAACGGAAACCGCTGGCTCTACGCCGTTACCGAGGAAGACGAAGGCAGCCGCGCCGTCGCCCTCGAGGACATGATCCACGTCCGTGCCCTGGGCTCCGATGGTCGGACCGGCAAGAGCCTGATCCGGCAACACGCTGAAACCATTGGCCTGGGGCTGGCGGCTCAGCGCTATGGAAAGGACTTCTTCACCGGCGGTGGACGCCCTACCGGCCTGGTCACCGTGAAGAACTCGCTGCAGAAGGACAGCTGGGAGCGCCTGAAAACCGCCTGGAACAATGCAGTCTCTAAGCTGAAGGCCAGCGAGAACAAGACGCTGATGCTGCCGGCGGATCTCGACTACAAGTCGATCACCATTCCTCCAGAAGATGCCCAGTTCCTGGAAACCCGGAAGCTGAACCGCTCCGAGGTTGCCGGCATCTTCAACGTGCCGGCGCACATGATCAACGACCTCGACAAGGCCACCTTCTCCAATATCAGCGAACAGGCCATCCAGTTCGTGCGGCACACCATGATGCCCTGGGTTGTGAACTGGGAGCAGGAGATTAACCGCCGGGTATTCACACGCGCCGAGCGTGCCGCTGGCTATTACTGCAAGTTCAACCTCGCCGGCCTACTGCGCGGTACCGCAAAAGAGCGGGCGGAGTTCTATCACGCAGCAATCAACGACGGCTGGATGGACCGCAACGAAGCCCGAGTGCTCGAGGACATGAATCCCCGGGATGGCCTAGACCAGATGCTGGTCAGCGTAAACGCCCAGCCACTGAGCGCCCTGAATCAATCCGACACCCCCAACGATGACGAGGAATCCACCTCATGAGCGAAGTCGAGAAGCGCGCCCTTCTGTGTGAGGTGCGTGCCGAAGAAACCGAGGAAGGACAGCCGGCCCGCATCGTCGGGCATGGTGCAGTCTTCAATAAGCGCAGCGAAATGATCCTGGGCATGTTCAAAGAAGAGATCGCCCCGGGCGCCTTCGATGACGTGCTCAACGACGATGTTCGAGCACTGTTCAACCACGACCCCAACTTTGTGCTGGGGCGAACTCGTAGCGGGACGCTGGAGCTTTCTGTTGACGCCGAAGGCCTTCGTTACGACATCAATCCGCCGGATACCCAGTCCGTCCGGGACCTGGTTTTGGCTCCGCTGACCCGGGGTGACATTACCGGATCGAGCTTTGCGTTCCGGGTTGCGCCTGACGGTGACGAGTGGATGGAAGACGAAGACGGCCTGATCGTTCGGACTATCCACCGTTTCAGCCGATTGCTCGACGTTTCGCCGGTGACCTACCCGGCTTACCCGGATGCGGGCGCTGCAAAGCGCTCCCTCGAGGCTCGCTGCGAAGAGATCAAGGGTCTCGCCCAGCGTGCCATCAATCAGCGCCGCGCCCGCGAGCGCTTCCTTGAACTCATCCACGCCTGAAACCAAAACATCGCCCCGGAGGGCACAGCACTATGAAACTCCATGAATTGAAGCAAGCGTACAACGAGCTCGCCCGGAACATGCGCAACCTGCATGACAAGATTGGCGACAACACCTGGACTGACGAACAGCGCAGCCAGTGGAACGACTGGAAACAGAAGCTCGACGGTTTCGACGAGCAGATCAAGCGCGAAGAGGCACTGCGGGATGCTGATCAGCGCTTCGTCGAAGATAACGAAGAAGAGCATCGCGACAACCTGGATAACGAAGAGCGCGGCGGCCAGTCCATCGATGAGCAGCGTGCCCAAGCGTTTGACGGTTTCCTGCGTCAGGGAATGTCCGAAATGTCCGCGGAGCAGCGCCAGATCTTGCGCGAGATGCGTGCTCAAGCCACCGACCCAGACACTGCTGGCGGCTACACGGTACCAACCGAGATGCTGAATCGCATCCACGAAGCGATGAAGGACTACGGCGGTCTGGCCAGCGTAGCCCAGATCCTCACCACTGACAGCGGTCATACGCTGGAGTGGCCCACCTCTGACGGTACCGCTGAAGAAGGCGAGCTGATCGGCGAGAACTCTCAGGCATCTGAGGGTGACGTGGTGTTCGGTATCAAAAACCTTGGCGCCAAGAAGCTCAGCTCCAAGGTGATCCGCGTTTCCAACGAGCTGCTGAACGATTCGGGCATCGACATTCAGGGCTTCCTGGCAAGCCGTATCGGTTCCCGTCTCGGACGCGGTGAGGCCAAGTTCCTGGTGCAAGGTACCGGTGCTGGCACTCCCGAACAGCCCACTGGCCTGCAAGCGTCGGTGACTGGAACCACCACTGCTGACAGCTCCAGCGAATTCACCTGGCAAGAAGTGAACGGACTGATCCACAGCATTGATCCGGCTTACCGCCGCGCTGCGAATTTCCGCATCGGTCTTAACGACAACACGCTGAAGCTGATGACGGAAATGGAAGACTTGCAGGGTCGCCCTCTGTGGCTCCCAGCGGTATCGGGTGCAGCACCGGCCACAATCCTCAACGTGCCTTACTTTGTGGACCAAGGTATTGCCGATATCGGCGTGAACGCTAAGTTCATGTACGCCGGCGACTTTGCCCAGTTCATCATTCGCCGGGTTCGTTACATGGTGTTGAAGCGCCTGGTTGAGCGCTACGCCGACTTTGACCAGACCGGCTTCCTCGCGTTCCATCGTTTTGACTGTGTGCTGCAGGACGCGGCCGCGATCAAGGCACTGCAGGGCGCTGCCACTTAATCCACCGGGCCGCCTTGAGCGGCCACTGAACTGACGGAGCCGATATGCTCGAGCTGGACATTATTAAGCAACACGTCCGGCTTGAGCCGGACTTTACCGAAGACGACACACTACTCGAAACATACTCAACGGCGGCCCAGCGCCTTGTCGAGAACTACACCGGCCGCACGCTTTATGCCACGGCGGCAGAGATACCGAAGGATCCGGATTCCGGTGAGGTAACCGACGAAGACGCCTTGGTTCTCGATGACGACATCACAACCGCGATGCTTCTGCTAATCGGCCACTGGTACGTCAACCGGGAGAGCGTTGTTGTAGGAACCATAACCTCTGAATTGCCAATGGCGGTGGAGGCCCTAATCGCGCCATACCGCCACTTTCATTTCGCGTAGCGAGGAATAGCTCATGGCACGCAAACCCAGCAAGACAAAGCAGGACCAGGACTCTGCACAACAGCCAGTCGATCCTGAACAGGTCGAAACCTCTGAGGCTGAAACCCAGCCAGAAACGACCGCCGGTGAGCATAATGAGCCCGAGACCCAACAGGCAGCAGGGCCACAAGCCGAAACTGCAGGATCCGAAGAACAGGAAGGAAATCCTGCCTCCAGGACGAAAGCTCGGATGGTTGAGGCCACGCTGAAAACCCGCCATTGCCGAGGCGGCATCTGCAAGGAAGCCGGCGAGACCATGTCGATGACCCAGGGCGAATACGACCGCCTGAAGAAATACGACCGGGTAGAGTGAGATGAGAGCCGGCCAGCTGCGGCACAGAATCACTATTGAAAAGCCTGGCCAGACTCAGGATCCCGCAACCGGAGAGATGATCCCGGGCTGGGAGGTCGTGGCTACTGTATGGGCTGCTAAACGGCCTTCCAGCGCCCGCGAATTCAAGCAGTCCCGCGCTGGCCAGTCTGAGGTCACCGGTGAATTCCAAATCCGGTACCGGCCTGGTATCGACGCAACGATGCGTATTGTTCACAAGGGCCAGATCTTCAACATCGAAGGCGTTCTGCCTGACGACCGAAGCGGGCGGGAGCACCTGACCCTGCCCTACAGCGAAGGTGTAAACGATGGCAGCTGATGGCGTGAACTATGAATTCAACGGTCTGCCGGAACTGCTCGGCAAGCTGGATGGCCTTGAGTTCGACATGAAGCGCAAGGGCGGCCGGTTTGCTCTCCGGCGTGCGGCTCAAGTACTAAGGGATCAGGCTCGGGCCAACGCAGAACGATTCGACGATCCCCAGACCCCAGAGAGCATCGCGGACAATATTGTCGAGCGTTGGTCTGGCCGCACCTTCAGGAAGACCGGCAACATGAAGTTCCGTGTCGGCGTTCTTGGTGGGGCCAGACAGTATGCCAACACCAGAGAGAACGTGCGTAAAGGCAGGGCTGGCCAGTCCTACCGAACCGATGGCGACAAAGGAAATCCTGGCGGCGACACCTGGTATTGGCGCTTGCTTGAATTCGGTACCGAAAAGATGGGCGCACAACCGATCTTCCGTCCCGTTCCGTCTCAGGCTGGGCAAGCGGCGGCTGACGAATTTGTCAGGCAGTACAGCAAAAAGATCGATCGGGTTCTCCGGCAAGCGAAAAAGAAGGCGGCGAAATGAGCATTAAAGTCATTCTTCCTGACGGCAAAGCCCCTAAAGCAGGACACGGAACCCGGATCCTCACCGAGGACGGCACCGAGATTAAAGGTGTTACGCGCTGCATCATCGACATTGAACCGAATGACGTTGTCACCGCGCACCTGGTGGTCCATGTTCGAGAGATTGAGAACCTTGAGCAGGTAGCCGGCCACGTATACATCGGCGGGATCTATCCCGAAGAGTGTCCTCACGAAGAAGCGGTTGATCGCATTAACCAGCTGCGCCCGAGCGATAAGACATGAATCCGCCCATCTTCCAGGTTTGCGCTGCAGATACAAATGTCACCGCTTTGCTTGGCACCGCTCCAACGCGTCTTTTCCCATTCGGTGAAGCACCTCAGGGCGTTACGCTGCCGTATGCAGTCTGGCAGACGATAACTGGCCTGCCTGAAAACTACCTGGACCAGGCGCCGGACATCGATCAGCACACCATTCAGGTTGATGTCTATGCCGACCGAGGCAGTGCGGCCCGGGATGTGGCCAAGGCTCTTCGCAACGCGATTGAACCTCACGCCCACATCGTTCGCTGGAACGGCGAAAGCACTGACCCTGATACAGGCCACAAACGATACGGCTTCGACGTGAGCTGGTTCGTCCACCGATAACCGATCCCCGAAACCCACGAACAACCCGCCACTGAGCGGG